CAAATGACTTTACCGCCGATAGGGGAATTTCCCAGTCTATTGTTCGGGCCATTGCCTAAGATTACATAAGTTTCATTTTTATCACCGTTGTGTGTGACCTCAATAAATTCGTCAAAATCTCGTCCAGCTACAATCGCCTTCCAGTTTTGTAAGGTTTTACAAAACCAAACAACGAACATCCCGTTTAGGTCTCCGTCAGCAGTGAGATAATCAAATTTATCTACACCGTACAATGCTTTTTGTGCTGCTTCAATTGCTTTTTCTTGTAAAGTCGAATTGTATCTCATTTTATGTTCTCCTTGTAATCGTTTTAGATTAGCCGCATGACGTTTTAAAGTTTCATTGGCTGTATATTGTTTTAATTCCTCACTAGCTGATAACCTTACAGGCGGCGGGGGATTATTTGGTCTCGCATACAATCTACCTGGGGCCAGTCCCTGTACAGTCTTATACCTCGGCTTATCTATGAATTCCTTAATAGCGCCTAGCATTTGTATAATCGTGTAGCATACTACTAATACAATAATTCCTAGCACTAGCACTAACATCACCATAAATTGATCCATATTAATCATCCTTTCTATACAATTCTTTACGATATTTGATAGCTTCGAGTAGTGCATCTTGCCCTACTTCTTTACGCTCTAGCGCTTTCATGACTTGCTCGTCCATAGTTCCTTTAGTAACTAGATGATGGATAATCACAGGCTGTGTTTGCCCCTGTCTGTGGAGTCTTGCATTAGCCTGTTGATATTGTTCTAGGCTCCAAGTTAATCCGTACCATACGATGATATTTCCACCAGCTTGAAGATTTAATCCGTATCCTGCCGATGCAGGGTGTGCTAATAACATTTGGATATTGCCTTTATTCCACTCGGCTACATCGTCATCTGTCTTTAGCTCTACTGCTTTAGGGAACGCTTCCTTAATCGCCTGTAGGTCATGCTTGAAGTTGTAGAATACTAACATCGGTTTTCCTTCGTTGGTATCTACTAATTCTTTTAACCGCTCAACCTTTTCATTATGGACGACTATAGTTTCGCCATCATCAGTATAAATGGATCCATTTGCGAGTTGTAATAACTTACTCGTCAATGCTGCTGAATTCAAAGCGCTCACGTCGTCTGAATCTATTAAGCTCAATACGTGAGTGTACTCCATTATTCTATATAGCCCATACTCCTTGGGACTCATTTCTACCGTGATTACGTTTTCGATACGTTCTGGAAGATTAAGATAGTCTTTAGCTTTTAAGCTCATACAGATATCTTGCATCTTACCGAATATCGCCTTATCGCCACCTGGTAGTAGTCGATAGCTATACACGATATGCCCATTCGTCTTATCTGGTGTAAAGTATCGTAATCGATACTCAGTAAGGGTTTTTCCTAAGCGTTCACCGCCGTCTAGTAAATACATCTGCGCCCACACATCCATTAACGTATTTGGTGCTGGTGTACCAGTTAGAATGACTACTCGCTTAAAGAAAGGCCTCATTTTACGCATCGCTTTAAATCGCTTAGCCTGTGGATTCTTAAACGATGAACTTTCATCGATGACAAGCATGTCAAAAGGAAATTTCCGCTTTGGTTTTTCAAAATAGTAATCATACAACCATTGCACATTCTCACGATTTATAACGTAGATATCCGCTTCGCTTTCAAGGGCTTTGATACGGTCCTTTTCAGGGCCTAACACCGATGCTATTGTAAGATGGCTTGTCTCACTCCATTTTTGGGTTTCTTGCGCCCAGGTAGACTCTGCTACTTTCTTAGGTGCTATAAGTAGTACTTTCTTAATGTTGAAGTAGTCATACATTAACTGTTCAATAGCTATTAACGTGGAAACGGTCTTACCTAAACCCATGTCAAGTAACAATCCATAGTGCGTGTGATCAATGATTCGTTGTATGGCTATTTCCTGGTATTCGTGTGGATGAAAGTTCATGTATTACCCTTTCCATATCATCGACAAATAACTTAGCTTCTATCATTCCTGTAATCACAAATACCAACGCGCCTTGCTTACGTAATCTAGCAACTTGTATTCTTTGATTAGCCATTAATACCCCTTTTTGGGCTTTGAGTTCTACGAATATGACACTGCCCCCAGGGAGTACTACTATTCGATCTGGCACACCATCATTTCCCGGTGATACGAACTTCATATATATACAGCCCATTTTTTTAAGTTGAATTCCTAGCCAACGTTCGATATCCTTTTCGATTATTCTCACCTCATTCTCAATAAAATAATCGGC